GTTTTAATACCAAGCCTAATTGCAGTAGATGACTTTTCAAATTCTTCTAATTTAAAGTGTTTTTGAAAGTTGCATAATCAACTCCTTATAAAATTATTAAATTTTAGGGTTTAGTTGGGAAAACTTGCATTTGTACATTTAGCTACTGTATCTTTACCATCAGGTAAATCTCTTAATGCTTGTCTGTAAGTTGTCATTTCTGAACTCATAGTCATGTCTGAACTTCCCCAGAAATCTGTTGAAGCTAATAAACTATTTCTTCTTGATCTTAATTCAGTTAAAGCTGTAGCTGGTGCATTAGTTACAATAGCTGCTTCTTCTGTATCTCTAGCTGCTTCTTCTGCTGCTGTAAAAGGTACTATGTTGCCATTTATATTGTGATGTCTTGTCATAATTTCTTATACTCCATTGTTAATTGTTAAGCAATACCATATAGGCAAATATCTCCAGCATCTATGTTGCCTGAACTCATTTGAAATCTAACTGCATCTACTGCCGAAGTTGTATTACAATATCCTGCAGCAAAAGGTTCTACTGAAGCTGGAGCAGATGTTTGATGAACATGATTATTATTTGCTATAAAATGTTTTACAAAAGTAGTTGAAGATGGATTAAATATTTTAAGTTCTCCACATAAATTATCATCATTGTTGTTACCCATGTTTGCAGATAAATTTTGAAAAGCTGTACTTTGTGCTAAATCAAATGTAGCTTCATATTGAATAAGTGGATAACCATCATCTTCTTGATGATAAGTTGTAAAATATGTAGTTGTTTTTGTTACATTATAATTAGAACCACCATCAGAACTAACATTAAAAGTGAATTTTGCACCATCTGTTGCTGGGTGAATATTGTTAAAAGTAAATACATATTCTTTATAAGTATCATTTAACACCACTCCATCTGTACCATCTAAAAAAGATAAAGTAGCAGAAGCAGAAGCTGTTAGCTTTTTAATAAATGTCATACTACCACCTAAACCAGCAGACATAGAACCAGCATCAAATATTGTTGAACCATTACTAATTAAAGCCATTTATCCCCCAATCCCATATAATTTTATTACTCCACTATCTATATTGCCTGATGACATTTGAAATCTAATAGCATCTACAGCACTTGTTGTATTGCAATAACCAGCAATATAATTATTAATACAATAATCTGCTGCTGCTGAATATTGGCAACTAATGATAAAATGTTTTACAAAAGTTGTAGATGATGGATTGTATAAATGTAAATATCCAGCTAATGATTGGTCAGCACCACTACCTAAATGAGAATAAGCAGTTAATCTTTGATTAGAAGTAGATTGTGCTAAATCTCCACCAGTATCATAAGCCAATGAAGTATCTGTACCATTTTCTCTATGTCTTGCTTGGAAATAAGTAGATGTCTTAGTTACATTATAATTATTACCCCCATCTGAACTAAAATTACATTCAAACCTTATTTCTCCAGTATCTTGATGTATATTTATAAACTTAAATACATATTCATCATAGGTGTCATCAAGAACTACATCAGATGTACCATCTACAAATGATAAGGTTGCTGAACTTGAAGCAGTTAAGGTTTTAATTAAAGTCATCTTACCAGTTGGTATTGCTGCATCTAAAATACCATTGTCTATTAAAGTTGTTCCGTTTGATATTACTGCCATGAATAAACTCCTAGTTTATCAATTTCTTTATATGAATGTAATGAGTGTAAAGCCATTATGAATCCTTTATTCCGTAGAGTTTGATTTTACCAGCATCTATGTTGCCTGATGTCATTTGAAAACGAATAGCATCTACAGCAGATGTTGTGTTTCCATAACCAGCAAAATAATTAATTAAAGCATAATCTTTAGAAGCATCTTGTTTTATTGAATTTACAACACTCATATAATGCTTTACAAACGTTGTTGATGAAGGATTAAATAACTGTAAATATCCATTTAATGAAAAATCATTTTCATTGGATATTGTTGTATCTTCAATAAGTTCTACAAAACCTGTACCTTGTGCCATATCAGCACCAGTTAAATATCCAAGTCCACTCTCATTATCTTGTTCTGTATTATATGCTCTAAATGCTGTTGTTGTTTTTGTAACATTATAATTAGAACCACTATCAACAGAAAAATTTAAAGTAAAAGTTTGGTCATCACTAGCTGGGTGAATATTAATAAACTCAAACTTATAAATAGGATATGTGCTATCCAAGACTACTCCATCAGTTCCATCAACAAAACTTAATGTAGCTGAACTACTAGCAGTTAAAGTTTTAATATGAACCATTGAACCTAGACTAACTGAAAATGCACCAGCATCTGCAATGGTTGTTGCATTAGAGATTATTGCCATGCTTAAATCTCCTCTAGTTTAAACTTGTATTTCTTTCCTGATTTATTATTAAGAATGAATAGATCATCATTACCTTCTTGAATAGTCCAATTTCCAGTTGTGCCATCAACAGAGTTACCTGTCGATTTACTTTCATTAGATAGATGTAAATCTCCAGTATAAATGTTTCTCCATTGTTTAACTGCACTTCCTAAATCATAAGTATCATCTGCAGTAGGTAAAGCATGTTCTCCAATAGCACCAAAATCTGCTGATGAACCAGCACCCCAAGAAATATCAGTACCATCTGTTGTTAAAAATTGACCAACAGTACCAGTTGTTAAAATTGATGTAACAGCACTAGCATTGCCATAAAGAATACTTCCTCTACTTAATGCGTCTAATTTATTTAATTCTGTTGCAGTAGAAGTTACTACTACATCTTCATTTTATTTTTGGTGAAGTTAAAGTTTTGTTTGTAAGTGTTTCTACTCCAGCAAGTGAAACTTCTGATACACTATCTGCCCAATCTATTGTGTTAGCTGTAAAATTAATAGTTCCTAAAAGAATATCATCAGCACCATCATACATTTTTAAAAGTTGTGCAGTTGCAGCACCAGATGTGTCTAACCAAATAGTTCCCTCAACAGCAGCACTAGGTCTTGATGTTCCTGAATTAGAAGTATTAATAGCAGACAGAGCATTATTTAAGTCTGTTCTAAAAGCTGGGAATGATTGGTTATCTATAGTATAATCGTGTTGGCTCATAATAATTTCTTATATCCTTTTTAGTACCCTTTTTGCAATATAATCAAATGTTTTAGATACTGCTGTTCCACTTGAATTTTTAAATGTTACATTAAAACCATTGATTGTTTTTGATTCTATAATAAAAAAATCTCCAGTTGCCATATTTTCTCCTGTAATTCCAACTGCATAATTAACAGATTTATAAGGGTTTGTAAATGTTACAGTTTTAACAGCTGCACCAGAAGTTATATCATTACCACTAAATATTCTATCAGGCATATCTATTGTAACCGATACTTCTTCTACAACAGGAGTTGAAGCTAAATCACTTGAAGTTAAGATTACTCTAAATTTAAAATATCTAGCAGTATATTCTCCAATTACAAAGTTTTGAAAAGCTGTGTAAGTAGAGTTATCATCACTTGTTGCAATCTCAATATGAGCATTAGAATTAGATGGTGTATCTCCATCAAAAATTAGAAGAAGCTACATCAAATAATCCTGATCTATTATCAAATAAATCGTCTGGGTTATTAGAAGTTTGTTTTAGAGTAGCTGTTAATCTTGCAGTATGTTTAGCACCTATATCAATGACATCTGCAAATAAATAATTACCACTTGCATAAAAATCTGCATTAGAAACACCAGAATCAAAAAACCTAGTTGTTTCTGTATCAAAATTTCCACTTGCTGAATCAAATAATTCTGATGAATCTAGTTGAATAGTGCTATCCATTTTTATTGTATTTGTAAATGTTCCTAAAAAATCAGGGTGTTCTGATTGAGTAGCTACTGCGTTAAAATTTAAAACACTTACAACATTAGAAATAATAGCTGTTTCGTTAGAACTAAAGTTTCCTAGTTTATCAACTGCTTTTATTAAGTAAGTTCCTACTCTTGCTGGTACGTTAATTGAAGTTGCTGGTCTTGATACTTTTTCAACTAAAGATACCGAGTTTGCCCAATCTCCATTTCCATTTGTTAAAGAAGAATATCTAATTTGATAATAAGCTAAATCTAAATCTGGTACTTGTCTCCATGATAAGTGTGCTTCTTGTCCTAAAATATTACAAGAAAAATCTTCAACATCTTGTGGTGGTTCAATAGCACCAATTATAGTTCTTGTTGTCGTTACAT